GCCCTTCATATCCTCGATGACTGAATTCTTTATGTCCTCCCATGTTGCGTTGAAACCAAATCGTTCAAAAGCATTCGTCGCCTGCCGAAGATCGTGCGCTTCCCGCTGCCGTTTCCCAAGCATGGACAGGACCGAAACGCGCGTCTTCGGGTCCAGATAATTATTATATTTGCTCGCAATATCGCCCATCCGCACATAGTCGCCCATATTGATTGCCGTCTGCAAAGCGGAGGAGACAAGCTGCCCTTTGAAAAGGCGTTCCTGTTCCTTGAGCTTCTCCGGCCCGTAGTTCGCGAATCGGCTTTGCAATAGACCGATGCCGCGATTGTATCCTTCCTCGATTGCCGCGTCCGTAGCACCGCCATCCATGACCATCTGCTGGCAGGCTGCGAGCTGATTGTTGAATTGCGTCTCGTGGTATTTATCGGTCTCTGCCACCTGATATTGGAAGACGTGATTCCTTCGCGTCGTGTCGTCGCGCATGGTGTACGTGTTGAAGGCTTCCGCTCCGGCGCCAAAACCGATATAACCGCCGTACTTTTTCTTGATCTGACCGAGGACGTTTTTCTGGAGTTTGTCGTAGTCCTCGGTAATATTCAGCGCGGCTTCTTCTTTCCGCTGCATGAGCTGCGTCGTGCCTTCGGTCATGAGTTTGTTATACTCCGCGTTGGCTTCCATCACCTTGCCGTCCGTGACCTTCTTCTGCAACTCAAGGCCGACTTTCGCAAGATTGGCGAGAGCGCCCGCCATTTCGCCGCCGCCCTGCGGACCGTACGCGTGTATATCGCGGCTGACGTGGACGGGATTATTTTGCATGACGCCCGTATTGACAACCGGATCGTATGAAGTGAATTTCATGACGCGTCCCCCTTACCCAAAATGAAAACCTTGCTTCACCGCTCTCACGTTAGAAGTAGCTTGAAGCCTTAACGGAGCCGTCCACGTATTACCAGAAGCGCTGGTGAAGGTATAGTTCGGAGTGCTCCAGCTCATACCCGCTCCTGACGCGCTGGACGTTCCGGAGTTTCCGCCACTGCTTCCACCGCTGCCGCCGATGAAGTTTCCGGCGATGCTGGCGGCCGTGCCGAGGATCGTGTTCCATTTCAGCGCGCTGTTCGCCCGGTCTCTGTCCGCGTAGATGTTCTTTTCCTTTGCCCAATTCGCAGCCGCCTCGTTCTCATAGTTCGACTGCGTGACGCGGGAATCATAGTTCGCATTCCTCTGATTCGTGAGGAGATTCATCTGGTCTTGCCAGTACGCCTCCTGACCGCTTGCCAGAAGGTCGAGCGGCGAGCCAGCAGACGCATCGAGACCGGCGGCACCGGCAGACGCGCGAAGGCGTCCTTGGAAGAGGCGGTTCCTATCCCGGAGCTGCTTCGCTTCCTGCCCGTATTTATCCGCGAGCTGTTCCTGCTTCTTGGCTTCCATTTTCGCGTTATGCTCTGCGGCCTGCGCCTGTGCGCGCGCCATAGATGCCTGGCTTTCCGCCTGCGCGTCGTTCGCTTCCGATTGCGCCTTATACGACATATACCCCTGTCCGACGGATAGGAGCGAGCTCGCGATGATTCCCGCCGTTACGCTGCACATATCATTTACCTCCTCGAATATAAAATCTTATAAACGGCTCGCCGTTCATCTTCAGGGGCGCGCCAAACTCCGCGCCGCACCATCCGAGCCAGCGTTTCGCCGGTTCGTTCCATTCGCCGACAGCGTTCCATAAAATCCCGTGTTCATCCGCCCAGCGCTTCACGATCTGTCTGGACACCCTCGCGAATTCCCTCTCGTATTGCTTCACGTAGACCGTAGCCATGCACCAGATCAGACGGCCGGGCAGGTTCTCTTCCGCGCATTTCCCATAAAGGACGAGCGGCTCGCCTTTCGCGCCGGTCACACGGTAGGCCCTCTCGGAATTGTAGACGCTGTCCAGGATACCCATGAACGTGCTTCCCTCATGGACGGCTTTCAGCTCGCGAATATCTTCCGCCCGGAGAGACTTGTCGAATCTTTCCAGCCAGTCCCATTCCTCGTCGGACGCCGCCCCGACTGTCGTCGTTATGGCTTTAATTACGTAGTCCTCCCGTTCCACCGAAAGTCACCGCCTTTACAATCGCCGACAACGTGAACGTGTACGGCGTGTCGTGCCGGATGAACACCCGGCCGTTCTTGTTGTATCCGCCCGCTGCCATCGTGACATTGAGATCGCCGGAGTATAGGACGTTCTCGCCCAGCTCCAGCCGCCCGACGTCGTAGATCATCTCGTTCAGCGTGTTCTCGTTCGGCCCTACTTCTCCGCCGAAGCTCCTCGTCAGCCGGAGTATAGCGGAGCTGACCGTCTTCTCCCTGCCTTGTAGCGTGCCGGTCTGTGTCTGCATCTCGAAGTTTGGCTGCTCCAGCTTCATCGTGTACGGCAAGCCGACGACGACGCGCTTCGCCGCTTGATCGAGCGTGATGGATCCGCTTTCCACTTTCCGGGGCTCGAAGAGGTATCCGTCGCCCATCGCGAGGACCGTCTTCCCTTCCAGATGGGAAAGGCCAGTGATCGTGTCCGTCGCCGTGGTGAACGTGTAAGCCTTCGCCGCGTCGAGCATGATGCAGTCCTGCTGCGTCCCCGTCTCCGGGATGGACGTGAACTTCTCGATATAGCGGACCGTCGAGCCGTTCACCGTCCGCTTGACTACCACATAAACGACGTCGTTGTTCCCCTCGCCCACGGCGCAGACAGATTCAAATTCGCCGTCGGTGAGGAAATGGCTCCAGCCGTAGACCTTCTGCTCGAATAAGTACGTCAGCGCGAGGAGCGTCCCGTCGCTTCGTACGAAATATACGAGGCTGTCCGGCTCCTGCGCGTAGGTGCTGTCCTTCAGCTCGAAACCTCGAATCAAATGTCGCACCAAAAGCGACAAATCCATGCCGGAATAAGAATCGGAATCATAGCTGTATCCCATATCCCGCACGATGGATCCGCGCCGCTGAACGTACACGATGCGGTTGCCGGACCGTATCGGGATGACGTCATTCGCGCCGTATGATTGCTGGCTTCTCGGTGTGATGCTGGACGGCGTCACCGTCTCCGCGCCGCTGATCGTCCATTCGTTCCCCTCTGTCAAAAGCATCAAGTCGTTGCCCGCGACCATGTGCGTGATGCGGAAGGATTGCAGCGAAAGCAGGTCGGCGGATACCGCGCTGTCATCTGTCACGGTGCCCGCCTCTTTATCGACCGCGAAATTCTCATAATCGCCGCTCTTCGACATCCACACCCGCTGCGGGTAGGCGTCGCTCCCGGCAAAACAGAGACGATCTTGAAAGAACGCAGCGCAGGACGGATAGCCGCTTTTGCTGTCCCATGCGGAGAACTTCCAGTCCGCCGTGGCCGTCGTCGCACCGAGGCGCTTCTTCACTTCCGCCGTCGCGTGCGTCGCGTCCGTGATGGACTTGATTTCCACGTAGCCGTAGTGCGTGTATGACTGCGCGGAAAAATCGCAAGTACACGTTCCGCTTCCGGTGTTGACCTTGACGCGCATCAACGTGTACTCGTTCACGGTGCCTGTCTCCGTCGGGTTGTAGTCGCTGTTGCCGGTGTACTTTCTTTCCTCCAGCCACGTGACGCCACCGTCGACGGAGCTCTCAATCGTGACCGTGCCCGCCCATGTGCCGTGCGTGATAATCTTCCACACATCGCCGACGCCGATCGCCGACGAGGTGCCGCTCGTGATCGAGACGGACGCGTTGCTGATCCGCTGCGAAAGCTCCATCCAGGAGCCGACCTTCGACGAATCAAAAAGATCCTCCGACGCAGTCAGCGTGATGCTGCTGCCTGTGACCGCGCTCGGCGTGATCGTGACGTCCTCGTCCGGGTTCAGGTCTCCCATCGGCGGCTGCGTCCAGTCCATATCGGAGAGCTGCCAGTTGTTCTCCGCGTAGCGCATGATCTTCTTGACCGGATGATTCCCGCAGGCCACATAGAGGACGTCGACGCTCTGGACGAAACGCAGCAGCGGAAGGTCATCCGCCGTGTACGGCGTCGAAAGTTCCACGTTAAGGTATGATCCCTCGCGCCACACCCGGACGTATCCGACGCCAAATTCCAAGAGATAATTCACGCTGACGGAAAACCGGAAGGACCACAGCCGGACAGGCGAGCTCGCCGTCTTGACCGCGCCGCAATATAAAAGGCCGGGGCGCTTTGTCACAGCGCCGTACGGCCTGACGATCGCATTCTCCGCTTGCAGGAGTGCGAGCTGGTATTTGTCGAGGTCTACGCGGGACGCAACGTCCGGCGAGATCTCTCCGCCCGTGAAGGCGGGCTGGATTGCATAATACGGATTAGGCCCCATATCAACCGAACCTCACTTCCGCGTATTCCTTCGGCCACTGCGGCTTCTGCTCCCGTTCGCGCGCCGCCTCGAACTGCGCCTGATTCAAGGCCGCCTGCATGAGCTGATAGTTCGTGTTCATCAGCTCGCCGTTGCCGGTGATCACCATCGCCATCGACGCGGCGAGGTAACGCGCCAGCGCCTCGACGAATTCCTCGGTCATCTTCGCCACTTCGACGACATCCTCGGTGTACTCGCACCACGCCTGTTCCACATCCGTGCAAATCACCTTGACGCCGTCCACGTCGGAAATGTCGAATTGATTCAGGTCGACTTCCTTCTTCGCCGCGCCTTCCTTCTCGAACACGAAACGAACGATCAGGCAGTCCGACGGATAGCCATAGACGAATTCCCAGCCTGGGATCGTCAAAGCGGATAACGCCAGCTTCTCGATACGCCGCGCGAAGCCCCAGCGATACGAACGCAAGAGAAGCCTCCGGCAGTGATCGTAGTGCATCGCGCACTGCCGCGCCTCCTCCGTGTTCTGCGTCAATGAAGTGATTCGCCCTTTCGCGAGATACGCGAGAGCGAGATTGCAAATATCGGTACTTGTCATGTCTTTCGCCTCCTCTTTTCTATACGCCCGAAAGAAGCCCTTCGGACGCATAGAAAAGAGGCGGGAAAACCCCGCCTCCGGTTTACTGCTTGATGTGCGTGACGTCGTCGTCCATGACGAGACCGGCCGTCATCTTGCCGCTCGTGAACGTGGATTCCACGACAGTGCGGAGATAGCCCTTGTTCCCGCGCGGCACTTTCGTCGCGACGAGGTGGGCCAGCGTGTCATCCGAGAACTTGAACGAGGTCGTGTACGTCTTGGACGTGTACTCGCCAAGAAGCGAGACCGTCGAGAAGTCCGACGTATCGCTCGTCTGGAGCTTGACCGTTGCAGCGCCCGCGCCGGTGTCGTTGTTCACGTCAACGACGAGGTGCATGGGATCGCTCGCCTCGCCGGGGCCGACCGCGACGACGTCGCTGGTCAGCGTCGTGGCGGAAAGCGCCTGATCCTTGAAAAACATATTCTCGCCATCATAAATCATGATTGTGTCCTCCTTCCGTCATTAGGCCGTAGCCGGGCAAGCCGTCTCGGTCTCGCTGATCGCGTCGCAGCGCTCGACCGGAATGCCCTTGAAGTACAGCTGCGGCATGGCGTTAGTCAAGGTCTGCTGCGTCACGAAGACATTATTTTTGTCGTTCATGTACGTCTCGAAGAAGTTGTACAGAGAATCCGAGACGTAGAGGCGGACCTTCTTGTCGCCGTTCTGGAGATTCTGGATCCTGTTCTTCGTCTCCGTCAAGTTGTCCATCAGAGTGAGCTTCTGTGCGCTCGTCAGCGATTTCAGGCTGGATACGTCGATATTACGCAGGAGCGCATTCGAGCGGATATTCTGCACGGACAAGCCACATTTCCAGGTGAACAAAGTCGAGAGCGCCTGGAATTCCAGCCCGTCATTATCGGTGACGGTCTGCTCGCCGAGATCGCGCATCTTGAGACCGGCCATCGTGTTCTCCGGGTAGATGCCGACAGTGTGCTTCTGGCCCCAGCCGATGAAGTACGCGGTCGTGTTCGTGCCGCTGCCCGGCGTACCCGCCGAGGTTACCTGATACCCGGCCTCGCCCTTTTTGCCGCCGTAGGTGTTGTAGCGGACGGAAATGCCGTTGAACGTGCCCGGCGCGTTCTTCGTATCGCCATAAAAAACCTGTTCGGCGACATAGTTGGAAAAGCCCTGGACAAAAGCCGCGTCCTCGGAAGTGCGGAAATTTTCCTTGTCTTTCTGCAAGGCGAGAAGCTCGACGTCGACGACGCTGC